ATATAATATGATATTAGATAATTATTTAACTTATAGTAATAAAGTAATCATTGCCGTAATTTGTTCCGGACTTTGGATTTATTTTAGAACATCCGACTGCTATAAAATGATACCTCGTGGCAACGTGTTTCCAGTTATATTTGTAATGACGTGGACTTATTTAAACTATTATGAGCCGTTAGTTTTACCTATTGGATTGCTTATTTTGATAACATATTCTCATTTGCACACACTTTTGAAGATGTAACTGTGCAAAAATGTGAATTAAATATTTCAAAGTTTATTTAATTTACATCAACTTTAACCTCATTATAAATTTTCAATGTCCTAGCGCTAGCATCCTTGGCGTCTACATAACGCGGCATCCAAAAATATGGCACTACATTTCCTAGTCCTGGATAATAACTTTCAAATATGTCGCGATAATAATTCTTTTCAGCTGTATCTGGACAATTGTGATCATACTTTACATTAAAAAATTCTGCCGAATTTACAACCTTTTCTTGGATAATTTCATACAAAGACCTGGTTGTTTTGCTAACTCCGTCGCTAAAGGCTTCCTTTGTCCTCCATAAAACACATTTAGGTAACAATGCACTGCCATTTGAGTCCAAATAATTTTCCTCGCTAAATGCGCTTCTCAGCAAAAATTTCTCACACTGCTTATTACCCTTGTGAAATCTGAGCGATGGATGAATGCTCAAGTAGTGTTGAACCCACGTTCGGTCCAAAAATGGCGTTCTAGGCTCCAATCCATGCGAAGAAATACATTTGTCGGAACGCAAAACGTCAAATGCATGAATGTCTCTCAAAAGACGCCGACATTCCTTGTCAAACTCAATAGCATCCGGTGCTGCATGCATATACAAATAACCACCACACAACTCGTCAGAACCATCGCCGTTGAAAATGACTTTTGCATCACTATTCGCAGCAATATATTTTCCCAACAAGTAATTCCCAATACTTGCTCTTACCGTTGTAGTGTCATAACTTTCAATGGCACAAATAACTTCTGGAATCGCATCAATAAAGTCCTTCTCCGTCAACAATATTTCCGTGTGATTTGTTCCCAAGTAATCTGCGACAATGCGAGCATATTTCAAGTCTTCTGAACCTTCCAGTCCAATGCTAAATGTTTCCAATGGCTTGTCAGAATTTTTCTTGTGAAATTCATTTACAAGAGCAGTAATTAAACTACTGTCTAAACCACCAGACAATAAACAAGCAATTGGGCGTTCAGTAATTAAAACCCTTTTTTTAACTGCTTCAGACAAATAGTATTGAATGCCCTTATAAACTCGCAGAACATCCACTACATTTTCTGAAATAACACTTGAAAACCCAGTAGAATGATAAGCGTAGTGCTCTTTTTTCAGTACCCATTTTGGAGATACTTGGTATTTCATAGTAAACTTGCGATACGCTCCTGGTCTAAACTGTTCAACAACGTAATTTGGCAACTCTTTAGAAAAGTCAGACAACTCCTTTAGTTCTGAAGCAAATCCATAAATGCTAGTCCGATCGTGTACCCCAATAATTTTTTGGTTTAGTGCATACAACGGTCTAACTCCATAAGGGTCTCTTGCTATGTATATCTTTGACGTTGAAACATTAATGCTAATATCGCAAAGAACAAATGCAAACACACCATCTAGCATTTGCAAGGTTTGTTTCATTCCATACATTTTATATAAGTGAATAATTACTTCGCAATCCGACTGGGTTGTAGGAGTCACGCCCATTACAGCGTATAACTCTTTGTAGTTATAAATCTCTCCATTGCAAATAAGAGCCACGTCTCCAATTATAATTGGTTGATTGGAAATATCATTCAAACCATTAATGGCTAAGCGATGAAACCCCAACAAACACTGCAACGCATATGGTTGCATTTTAGAAAATTCTGGACCTCTGCCTTGACCTTTCATAAATTGATCACAAATAAATTTTTGCTGAAAAAAATTATCATTATTTAATAATGCAAATATTCCACACATGTAGTTTCCTTATTTATTAAGGCTGTTTTTCTTTATATTGATTTTATACATTTAGAAAAGTGTAAAAACCGTAAAATAAATTATATTTCAGTATATTAATGACAACTCAACCAGGATTAAAAGAATGTGCATCTCAAATAACAAATTCTATTAATAGGCGAATATACGATAGAAACATTCCATCTCATATGTTGCAGCCTTATTTGAGCGTGCGACCTGTTATGACAAAATATTCCATTATGCCAATTGTTGATCCCAGGGCACCTATTAAAACGCCGTTGGTACAACAACCGGTGTATAACACAAATGAAGTTTTCAACCCAGGAAATGCGCAGGCTCCTTGGTCTGGCTTTGCCACAAACATTAATACTGAATCTGAATTAAGAAATCAAATTTATGCCCTTCAATCGTGCAGCCAGTCTGTGTATGTTCCCAGCTCAAATAGTGACTTGTATAAATTTAGTTTCAAGAACAATAACAATTTGCAACAGCCTTTCCCAGGATTATTTCAAAATGAACATTTTAATTCGTTTAACCCAAACCCTGAGAATCTTGGTCAAGGCTTATTCCAAAACTGCACTAGACAACAGCTTAAGGACTTAACCCCAAATTATGAATGCCGTCAAAATAAGAAACAAAAATAGGAAACAACTAAACAGCTTAAAGAGGCAACTGCATTTTCTTCAAGGGAGAAAAAACAATGACAGAAAATACAATATCAGAATTTACATTAGAATGCTTAATGAACAAGTCGCAGTATGAAAAATATCTTAACCAAGTGAAAGGCATCCCAACTAGCAAAACAGTAAATAAAAAAGAGAAAAAGTTTTATAAAAGGCGCATTTTTGATTTAACAAAACAATTATTAAATAATGAAAAACCTGAGATGATGTTTCCAGATGTTTCTTCTGCATTTGATTTATATGCCAAAGTATGCATAGAATATTTTAAAGCTTTAGATAAAACAGACATAATTCAGTCGGATTATGACGGATTTGTTGAAGACGATGAGATTGGAAGCAATACTTTATCAGAAAGCGAACAAGTTGAATTAAATAAATTGTTAATGCGTTCTATTAAAATAACTGAACCAAATGCTCTAGAAAAACTTGTAAAACGAACAACAACAAAAATATGTCAGAAGGCTCCAGTTATTCCAATACAAAAGGACATAAATTTAAAAGATCCAATTCTGAAAAATAAAGGTATTCGTAAAAAGAATAATATCAATAATAAATATGAGGAAACCTCAGAGGAAAAAATCAAAAACGATGAAAACAATGAAAAAGACACAAAAACATAAATCTTCAACAAAGAAGCAGGGGAACCAAACTACAAGAAGAAATCATTTATTTAGAGAAAAAATGATGAAGGAATTAAAAACTGTGAAATTGAGATGCAGTCCTCAGACGGCCAATAAAAAATATACTTGTTTAGAAGATGAAACCTTGTATAAGTTAAAAGATTTATGGAATGCTCGTCATGAAGATTCCAAAGTTGAATCAAATGATGCAAAGGAAATTTGGACACAATTAAATGGGAAGTTAAAAGGGATTTGCAATAAAGAATCGTGTTGGTTAAAACAAAAGTTTGTTAGACAAGGAATTGCATTCATCTTTTGCACCAGTGTCTCCCAAAGAGTGGAGTAAAAATCCTAATGAATGGTTGTCAAGCACTGATATATTGGAAGTTATGAAGCAATATGAAATTAAATATAAATGCTTTGATTTTATTGGTCCATCGCCAATTGATTTTGATACACATAAACTATACGGAGAATGCGTTTGGGAAGAGTTGTGTCATTTCAACATTGAAAATGAAATTAAAAATAAACGATTCAAAATAGGAATGATATTTAACTTGGATCCTCACTATAAAGGCGGATCGCATTGGGTGTCTATGTTTATTAATATTAAAAAAGGGGAGATATTTTTCTTTGACAGTGCAGGAGATAAGGCGCCCAAGCAAGTTATGAAATTGGTGAATCGCATTATAAAACAAGGAAAACAATTAAAAATTCCTATTAATTTCAAATTTGACCAAAATTATCCAGTTGAGCATCAATATGGTGACACAGAATGTGGAATTTATTCTTTGTATTTTATTGCGCATATGTTAGAAGACCGTCATGAC